CAAAAAACTTCGCGGCCAGGTCCGGTTCTCCCGGAGTGTTCCGGCGCAGCAAATCAAGACGGACATCCAGGACGGGATTCGGCGGTTTATCTCTGTCGGCTACATGGTCAACGAGTACACGCTCGACAAATCCTCGAAAGAGGAAGGCGACACGTACCGTGCTACGAAGTGGACGCCGATGGAGGCAAGCTCGGTCGGAGTCCCTGCCGATCCGAGCGTGGGCCATGACCGCAAGGAAGGGGACAGGCAGTATCCAGTTTCAGTTCGTAGTGCAATTCCGGCTTCCGAGCCGAATCTTAAGGAGGTCAACGTGGAACCGACAGCAACTGTTACCGCAGTAAACGAGTCCCGGACCGCCGCCGCTGAAATCATTCGGCTCGGCAAGGTCCACGGGATCGAGAACGACAAGGTGGTGGAGTTCGTTTCGGCTGGAAAATCCGTCGAAGAATTCTGCCGCTTCGCCATGAAAGAAGTCGAAACGCGCGGAACGAAGGTGGTCAAGCAGCCTCCCACCGACGAGCAGGACCGCTTGGACCTCACCGACAAAGAGCAGCAGGAATACAACCTGGCGCGCGGAATCATGACCGCCGTCGGAAACATCGAGGCGGCTTCGAGCGGCATGGCTTCGAAGCGTGAAAGCTCTTTCGAGATGGACATCTCGCAGGAGATCGAGAGCAAGTGGAAGGGCGAGCGTCACGGCGGCTTGTTTGTGCCGTGGAGCCTCCGCCACGCCTGGACGCCGGAACTGCAGAAGAAGTACGGCAACCAATTGAAAAAGCGTGCGGGTCTGGACTCCGCCACGGCCACGGCCGGTCTGGAATTGAAATTCACCGAGCCGGGTGAATTCATCCAGTACCTCTACAACCAGATGCGCGTGAAGCAACTCGGCGCGCGCACCATTTCAGGTCTCCGCGACAACGTGTCCTATCCGAAGCAGACCGGGAAAGCATCCGGCTCGTGGGTGGGTGAGAATCCCGGCTCCGACGTCGCCGATTCCGCGCTGACGCTCGGCTCCATCGCAAGCTCTCCGAAGACTTATCAGTCCTCGACGAGTTATTCACGTCAATTGCTGGCACAGGCTGTCGTGGACGTCGACTCGCTCGTGCGCGAGGACCTCGGCCGCGATCTCGCGCTGGCCGTGGACACCGTCGCCATTCTCGGCGGCGGTTCGAACCAGCCGAACGGGATCACGTCGACCTCCGGCGTGCCAACCTACGTGATGATTGCGGACGCCGGCAACGGCGGCGCTCCCTCTTGGGACGACGTCGTGATCATGACGCAGAAGCTCGAGGATGCGAACACCGACCAGCTCGGCGAGGGCGCATGGCTCACCACGCCGAAGTGCAAGTCGAAACTGAAGAGGCTCGGCAAGCTAGCGAATACCATCGCGCTTCCGATCTGGGCTGACGACAACACCGTGGACGGCTACCGGGCGGCATCGTCGAACCAGGTACCGAGTAACAACACGAAAGGCACGAGCGGCGCGACTCTCTCGACGCTGATTCGCGGCATTTTCGAGACGATGATCATCGGCATGTGGGGCAGCGGCTTTGAGCTCGTTGTCGATCCCTATCGCTTGAAGAAGCAGGGCATGATCGAGCTCACCACGTTCATGCTCACCGACGTGACGCTGAAATATCCGACGGCGTTCGTTCTCGCGAAGTACGTCATCACCACCTAGTTTTTTCTTCCCCGTGTCCGGCAGGGCGCGGGTGTGGCGGCGTTCGCGGGCGGAAGTCACCTCCGCCCGCTACGCCGCAGAAAAGGAGAAGGTCTCATGGCAGGAGATACGAAAAAAATCAAGCTACTGCGGTCTATCGTCCTAGCCGGCGAGGACGCGGAAGAAGGAGAAGTCCACGAGGTCCAAAGAGGTCTCGCGAACCGACTCATCGGCGAAGGCTCCGCTGTCCTGCATCTCGAGGAAGGCGATGAACCCGAAACCGGTCCCACGATTGTCGACCGTATGGAGCGGCCGGAGAATCGCGAACCGGCTCCGCGGCGCATCTCCGGTCCGAAGCCGAAGGAGAAGTAAATGCCGACGCCGTCCACTGCTCCCGCTTTTGGGGACGCCGATATCCCCGCCCTGATGAAGGACATGGGTATCGCCGTCACCGTCGGGGGAGTGGGCGGCATCGGTTTGCTCGACGAGGCGGACCAGATCATCGTGCAGGACGTGAACCGCGGCGAGGTCGTGGCCACGGCCACGACGCTGACGGTTCAATCGTCCGCTTTTCCGAACGCGAAGATCGGGGACGCCGTCGTGGTGAATAGCAAGAATTTCACGGTGCGCGAGCGGCTCCGCGAGAGCGACGGCGGTCTCACGAAGTTATTGCTCGGAGTGTAGGAGGCGAAGATGTCCGACAAAACACCGGCCGGCTCCGCCCGGATCACAAAAACGACACGGGTCTCGCACGTTGTGACGGGTGGCGATATCGCGTCTCCCACGATCCTGCTCGACGCCGTGTGGGAGTCGCCGTTCAAGGACCTGAACTATACGTCGGTCCAGGCCGTCGAAGTCATCGCTCCGGCAAATCCCGATGCGTTTTACGCCAACGCATTCAGTAGGAGCGTCGACAAGGTCAGCGTCAGCATTAACTGTGCCGGCGGTGATCCGGGTGACGTGATCGTGCTTCACGCGCACGCGATTCGGGATTAGGGGGATGAGTGCCGACTTCGATTCGCGAACAGATCATGGTGCTGCTCGTAGCGGCTTTGAACGCCGGCGGCGCCGGGAGTCCCGCGGGACTCACCGTTCACCGGGAACGCACACGTCCCATCGAAATCGATTCGCTCCCGTCGATCATGGTGTACGCGGAGGATGACCCGCCCAAAGAACTTGGTGGGCAGACTTACGCCCCGCTCACCGAGCGGTCATGCACGGTGGCTTTGGAATGCCGGGCGCAGGGTTCGAGTAGCGTCTCACCGGATGCGGCGCTGGACCCTGTGCTCGTTTGGGCAACAATAACGACGCTCGCGAACGAACGCTTCGGCGGTCTCGCGAGTGGCGCGCAGGAGGGTCCGACGGTGTGGAGCTCCCGCGAGGGAGATGTTCCGGTCGCATCGGCGAAGCTGAATTTCACCATTAAGTACCGGACGAGCAGGCTCGATCCGACTTCAAAGTCTTAGGAGGACAAAAAAATGCCAGGACTCAAGTATCCGATTCCCCACGTCCCCATGCTCGGAAAGGGTTCGATCCTGTTCGATATTTTCGACGCGGCCGGACTCCCGACGGGCTTGCGGCATCTCGGGAACTGCACCAAGTTCGAACTTGATCTGAAGGACGACATCAAGGAGCTCTACCAGTCGCTGAACAAGAGCGTGACGCTCATCGCCACGGCGGTGTCAAAGCGCCAGCCGAAACTCGCCATCACCGGCACGGATTTCTCCTCCGACCACATGGCTATCACGGCGATGTCCTCGGGGAAGACGACGCTGGCGACGACTGCAACGACGTTCACTGGCGAGGTGCTCATCACCGTCGCGCAGGCCGCGACTGCGAAGGGACGCTACTTCCGGGTGCTCAACCCGAATTATGATCCGACGACTACCGCGCCGGTGCTCACGCAGAACAGCGTCACGCTGGTAGCAGGCACGGACTACGTCCTGGCCGATCCTGTTGCGGGACTGATTTACATTCCGGCGGGTTCCGGCATCGTCTCCGGCTTCACCGTCACGATGACCTATCACACCCTCGTGGGCAGCTTCGATCAGGTTGCGGGCGCGACGGTACCGCACCAGCAGGGGCATCTCGTTTTTGTTCCCGACCCGGTCGACGGGCAGAAGATCGGCGTCGACGTGTGGCGCCTGAACCTCAACCCGAACGGGCAGGTTGGACTCATCGCCGACGACTATGGGAATTGGACGCTCGACGGCCAGATTCTGGACGACACAGCGAATCATCCCCTGTCGCCGTTCTTCCAGTACACGTTCTACTAGAGACTGGCGTGGTGCGCTGACTACCACCGCTGGCCGCCAGATCTTCTAGTAGGAAACGGGCGGGGAATGGCGTAGTTCGCTGCTCCCCGTTCCGTGAAGTTAGCGGGCGGCAATCCCGTCCCGGAGGACAAATGCTCGAAACCATCACGCTCGACGGAAGAAAGTTCCATCCCGTCT